CCATATGATTTACGGGGATGTTGTAAAGTATAAAGAATTTCTAAAGGATGCTCATATGTCATTTTTATTGAAAACAAAACCATACATCGAAGTTAACCCGGCTCATGAGGGTTTTGACTTGTTATTGGGGACACCATTAGAGTCTTTATTGATGCATCATAGGACAGTATATGATGAATTATTAAAATATAAAATATAATTACAAGGGGGAGGGGCCTAAAATCCGTAAAAGGATGAATAGTCCTACTCCCCGTAATAGACGTACACATATTTTTTAGAGAAATAGAGGAGGGGGGTATGAGTAGAGAGGAAAAATATATAAAAAAATTATTTAGCGAAAGTAAAGATCTGGCTGAAATAAAAAAGCTAGTGAAGGGTAAATACCCTAAAGTCGATTTAAGGAAATTTAGAAAAATATTCAATGAGTATACTAAGGAGGCAAATGTAGTTTCTATTGATAGAATAAAGAAACCGCCATTTAAAATGAGTGAGCGAGCTTTGGAGATATGGCGGATGTTCTGGTCGAATAAAAGTAAGGAGCTGCAAATACTACCAACTGATAATATTTTACTTTCTGCATTTTGTACGGAGGCCGCTATATATCAAGAAATGAGAGAAGTGATAGATGCTCAAGGCCCAACTTTCAAAACTCCAAAGGGATATATTGCTGTGAGGCCAGAGGTGGCACTAGGTAATACAGCCTTATCAAATGTACAATCTATTGCAAAAGAGTTTGGATTGACATTGAAATCTCGGATATCATTGGATTTAGTGAGTGGTGTAGGTGTGCAGGGGGATTTGTTTGAGACATTAACTAAAAAGATAGGTGTAGTTAGGTGATGAGGTTGTATGAGAAGTTTATAAAAGATGTAAAGAGTAACCCGGATGAGTATTGTGAACTAGTACACTATAGCGTAAATAGGCATTTATCTGATCTAAAGGAATCAAAAAAAAAGAAATACAAATACTATTTTAATGCAGAGGAGGCTGATCGTGTCATCCAAATTTCAAAAAATCTAAGACATACAAAAGGATCTTTTAAAGGTAGGTTATTTGATTTGCAGCCATACCAGGCATTTATATTAGCTAATATATTTGGATGGTTATTTAAGGAAACTAATCTACGGAGATTTCAGAAAGCATATATAGAGACGGCTCGTAAATCTGGAAAGTCAGAATTTGCGGCGGTGATAGAAATCATCATGGCATATTTTGATGGTGAGCCGGGTGCGGATGTATACACGGTAGCAACAAAAAGAGATCAGGCAGAATATGTATATGGTGCTGCAAAGGTTATGCTTAATCAATTGTCGAAGGATAGTAAATCTATGTCTAAGCGTATCAAAATTCAGCAGTATGTAATCAAGGATTTACAGACAGGATCTACAATTTCAAAATTAACAGCTGATGGAGATAAAGAGGATGGTGCCAATCCTCACTGTGGTGTAGTCGATGAATTTCATGCGCATGTGAATGATGGGATATATAAGGTAGTAGAAACTGGGATTGTGTCTAGAGATAACCCTTTGATATTGATTATTACTACAGCTGGATTTAATAAAGAAGGGCCTTGCTATCATTTTAGGCAGACTGTGGCAATACCGACTATCAAGAATACTCTACGAAATGACAGGGTATTTGCTATGATCTTTACGCTGGATGAAAAAGATATAACTGGTACTTATGTAGGTACTGATGATGACGGGAATGAAAAGATATATCCAAACTGGTACAATGAGAAAGTATGGAAAAAGGCAAATCCAAATATAGGGAATACTCCAAGGTTGCAACCATTTAGAGGGCTGGCGAAAACTGCATTGCTAGAGGGTGCAAGTGCTAGAGTTCAATTTCTAACAAAGAATCTAAATGTATGGACTGACTCACCTGATGTATGGATTAAATCTGAGGACTGGGAAGCATGTGGAAATCCTAAATTAAATATTCACGATTTTAAAGGGAAGGAGGTATATCTAGGTTTGGATTTGTCTACACTTCATGATATATCTGCTTTAGATGTATTGTTTCCTCCACAGAAAGGAATAGAAAAATTTACTTGTTTCTCTTATTTCTTTTGTCCTCCGAGTAAAATCAATGGGTATAAGCGAACGGATAAAGTAGACTATAGGCAGTGGCAAGAGGATGGTGATATAATTGCAACATCTTCAGCAAAGAAAACTATAGATTATGATGCGATCTTAAAAAAAATAGAATGGCTGTGTAAGGTATTAGATGTTCGGTGCGTGGGTTATGATCCATTTAATTATGATAAAATAATCCCATCGCTAGAGGAAAGAGGTGTAGAATGTATGGCTTATAAGCAGGTCACTACATGGATGCATACACCTACTAAAAAACTAGAAGAACTTACCATAAATAAAATGATGGTTCATGATGCCAATCCTGTAATGAATTGGATGATTGGAAATGTTGTCATAATGCGGGATACCAATGATAACATGAAAATAGATAAGAAGAAGTCTATAAATAAGGTAGATGGTCCTGTGGCAAGAGCTATATCAATAGGTACCTATCTTACTAAGGTGGGTGAAGATCAATTAATCACAGTAGATAATCTAGGTATACTTACTGAAGAAGATATGGAAGAGGATAATTATGATGATGAGGAAGTAATCACAGTAGACGATTTAGCATGGTAAACACTAAGATACTATCTATAGAGGGATATTTTGAAAGGTTCTACTGGCATCTGCAGAATGGATGTAGATATCATAAAGATGCCTATAGGGCAATAGAAATGGAACTAGAAAATATGGGTTCCCCTGGTAGGTATTCTGATTATTCCAGTTTTAAAAGAAATAAAAATTATCATCTGGTCAAGAAAGGCAGGATAATAAAAGTTTGAAAGAGGTTACAAATTGTAACCTCTTTTAATGTTTAGCCTCCTCATCTTTACATTTATATTAATCAGATAGATGTTAGCAGGGTTGTTTAAGCAGAAGAAGGAAAGGCCAAAGATGAGGGTGGTGCGTGCTGCTCGATCTCGGAGCGCTGGAAGATTACGTAAACCTGCACGACAATCTATAACTCAAGAAGAAAGAGCGATAGATTTAGATTCGTTTCCATCATTCCTTAATATAAGTTCTAAGACGGGTGTGGTAGTCACTCCTCAAACTTCATTGCAATATTCCACTGTGTTTTCATGTGTGGATCTGATTGCGTCTACTATCTCTATTATTCCTATCAATATATTCAAAGAAGAAGCTGGTGGGAAATTTCCTGCGACTGAGCATGATCAATATTACCTGATACGTAAGGAGCCGCATAGAATGTACTCTAGGCTCCAATGGACTAAGATGATGATAGTGCATTATCTTCTGTGGGGTGATGGTGTATCAATAATTCAAAGAAATAAATTTGGACGGCCTATAGGATATCTATTGCAGATGCCTTGGGATGTAACGATAGATAAACTAAAAGATACCGTTACAGGAGAAACTAGGCTATGGTATAAAATAGATGGGGTAGTCTTCCCAGCTGAAGATGTGATACATTTTTCTGATCTGTCTATAGATGGGAAAAAGGGATGTGGAAGAATACAGCAAAATAGAGAATCGATAGGACTGGGTATGGCCTTGAGAGATTATGGTAATGAGCTGATCTCTACAGGTGGAAAGACTATGGGGTATATCCATGGTGATAAACGAATGACTCCCGATGCTTATAGATTGCTTACTGAAAAGTTTTTAAGCGGATATGGAGGTGAGTCTAGTGTAGGTGTATTGCCTCATGGATGGAAGTATACTGCATTCGAACATCCACTTCCGCCAGCGTCTGCGGAATATATGGCTAGTAAATCATTTTCTGCTGAGGAAGTGTGTACGATATTCAGGACGCCTCCATTATTAATAGGACTGACTAAAGGGGTGAATAATTCTGTGGCGGAATCAATCATGCGTACTTGGTTAATGTCAACGATCGCCCCCATAACTACGATGATGGAATTTGAGTGGGATCGTAAAGCATTCAGAGAAACAGAAAAACCGACACACTATGTAAAGTATAATCTGTGGGCCTTGGATAAGGCAGACATGGAGAAAACGATGAAGGCGCTAGTGGATGGAGTGAATAATGGGTTGATCAATAAAGATGAAGCGCGACAAACATTAGATAGGAATCCAATACCTGGAGGATTAGGTAAGGAGTTTAATCAGCCGATAAATATTGCACCTATAGATGTGGTGCGTGAGTATCTATCAAATAATACTGAAAAAAATGACGGCAATAAAGAATAAGCACAGGAGTGTACATACAACTCCATTCAAAAGGATGGGTGATTCTGATGAGTCTAGGACATTTCAATTTGTGATATCCACAGAGGCTAGAGATAGACATGGTACTGTGATAAAAGCGGATGGATGGGAATTAGACAATTTTAATGCTAATCCGATAGTGGCGTATATGCACCAGACAGATAAGAGCTGGTGGAGTGATGCGCCT